CCGATACGCAATCAGCATCCCATTATTGATAGAGTCGTTGCTATTAGCGAACTACGGGCGGATTATGATACAGTATCACGATTACAAGCTGGTAGCGATGGTTTGCTTCACTGCGAGTTGGACCCTTGGGGTACTGAGTCTGGAAGGGTGGCGGGTAAGGAAGGATTAATCGAGAACGGTACGAATCCGATGAATCTACCGAAAGAAGCAAGACGATTCGTGATACCGCGGGATGGATATGAATTTATCTACCCCGACATGGCGCAGATCGAAGCTAGGGCAATGGCGGTATTGAGTAAGGATAAGAATCTACGGAGAGCGTTATATGAAATCGTACCCTCTTTGGGGAAACCCGACTACCATACTTGGCTTCTCAACGCATGTCACGACTACGATGCCGAAGTCAATATTTCTCGCGATCAGTCCAAAAGGGTATCATATGCTGGCTTCTATGGTGCGGGGGCAGCACAATTGGCCAAAGAGCTTACTGCGGAAGCATTTCGTAAAGGTGAAGGTCAGGTAGTAACGACTGAGATGGCGAGTAGAATATTACAGACATTATTCCGCGTCTGTCCCGAAGTTCCAAGATGGCAACAGCATGTGTGTGAGGAAGTTTTACGGACCCGTCAATTAAAGTCTCCGACTGGGCGTGTGTTTAATTGGGTTGGATATATTAAGGATAAAAAGTCTAAAGAGCTTCAACACGAAATAATGAAACAGGCATGGTCTAGGCTTCCTCAAGACCTTGCCGCGTATGTGCTTGGACTTGGGTTGATAGATTTATACTATACGCCAAACGTATGGGGTCGCGTACTTACGCCTCTAATCCACGTACATGATGCGTTATTGATCGAAGCAAAAGTGGGTGAGGTGGAAGTTGCGAAGGCACTTGCGGTTAAGACACTTTCGCGTTATATTTGGGAGATGGATTTTCCTGCCGAAACTAGTAATAAAGTAAGTAAGGGTACGAACTGGTATGTCGTATCATGACATACTTAGTCAATGACCTACGCAATCTCAGCGAACAAGTTGAACGGTTGAAGAATCTAGTTGATACATTAATCAAGGTCAACGAGCCAAAGCCATTAGAATGCGATCCAATGTGGCCGTATGGCAATAAACAATCTGAAAGTCGTATTGAGCGATTCATTAGGATACAGGCCCGACGGTTGCCTTCAGTGAATAGAACGTATGCAGATGCGGTAGATGATTTGAAGAAATTCAAATTCGCTCCTGGTATTGATCCGGATTTATTCTACATCAAAACTAAGGACGATCAATAGTGTGGCTATTAATGATTGGCAATCCTTATACCCGTCCATTCGCTACGATAAAAACATGGTCACTGATCCAGTAGAATGGCTGATACACGGAATGTGGCAGAAGGGTCGAATAAACGCCATGTCTGGTTTCGAGAAGTCGGGCAAGTCTCGCCTAATGAATTGGTTGCTTGCGGGATTAGCGAAAGAATCCTGCTTAGGCTTCGGCTGTTCGGGCGAACCGTCGATATTGTATCTATGCGGAGAGGAACCTATAGCTACAGTCAACAATCGTATTATGCGATATGCCGAGATACAAGGAATAGCGGATTATAATTATGATATCGACTTTGTTGAGGCAGCTGCAATGCGGTTGGATTTACGACCACAACGAAATGCGCTGCTTGACCGTCTTAGGTCTGACGGTAGAAATATGCTCGTGATAGACCCATGGAGACGAGTCCACGGAGCGGATGAGAATGATTCAAGCGCAATGGCGCCATTATATAATGACTTGCGGCGATGGTCAAATACCTACGGTATCACGGTTCTTATTCTACATCACACGCCGAAGCTGAGTGAGGATACGGATATGAGTCGGATAGCAAGTTGGTTTCGTGGATCGACAGACTTACCAGCTATTTTGGATACGGCTACGTATGTGAATAGACAGAAACGGAATAAGGATCATAATGGAGATTGGCTTAAGGTACTGAGGCAGGGGAGATTTCCGCCAATGCTACCATTGGAGATAGATGATCTTGGTGGATCGAAGCTAGGAGATGATAGAGGATTTTCAATCTGATGAAATATTACAAGCACGAATCTAGTAACAATGAATTACATTTATATCCCTTTGTCTGTCTCCATCGGGGCTGCAAGCAATCGGATACGGGATTTATCGAGCAAATGGTGGAGAGAGTCAAGAATGATCCATTGGGACGATGGATATATATGGGGGATGGTGGAGAATGCGCGACAAAGAATAGTAAGGGAGATGTATACTCAGCCACGATGAATCCCACCGAGCAGCAGAATGATGTAGTTAGATTACTAGCACCTATAAAGGATAAGGGATTATTTGGAATAAAGGGGAATCATGGTAATCGTGTGTATAAAGAAACTGGACTTGATTTTGACGAAACCCTATGCGCTAAGTTGGGCATTCCTTATTTGGGTATTGCTGCTTATTGGCATCTCGTACTTCGCTCTGGAAAGAGCCACCCTGCCATCTATACAATCTACACGCATCACGGTAAGGATAGTGGAGTGAGTATTGGATCAAAAGTCACAGCAGGACAGGTAGCGGATAGGACGTTTATTGCAGACGCTATACTGACTGCACATAGTCATATTGCTATTGACTTACCGCCGAGATATTATGCGACGTTAGGTAGACCACGCGAGAAATCTGAGCCGTTTATCTGGAATGCGACGTATGAGTATATATGCGGGAGTGCGTATGATAGTCGGACTGGATATGCAGCGGATAAGATGTATCCGCCTTTGCTACCGTCGTATATTATGATTAATTTCAATACTAATGCTGATGGAGTCAAGAGGCAGTCTAGTGAGATTTATCAGAAGGAGGATATTTAATATGGCCGACTTTAGATACGGAGACAACAAGACGATTCATGGCACTAGACATCTTAATATCGAGACAGATATCGAGGGCCGAGTTGTTAGTGTTTGGTTTCGTTGTATGCCGCTACCATTCGAGCAGGTTACTGTGTCTGAGGTTCGGGCTGAAGAAATGTATCGAATGTATAGTGAGTCAGAAATTAAGTTGAATGCTGTTGTATTAGAGGACATCGTTCGATGACGTTCTGGTCGATAGTAATCATGATGGTCATGGCATTTTGTCAGTCGGTATCATTCAGCATCGTGTCTCGGTCAAGGAACCGTAATAGTAAGTTGTATCATTTTATAGCAGCGATATTCAGCAATGGAGTATGGTTTGCAACATTGAAATATCTAGCCATTACTAATGGTATGACATGGATGCTATTCGTCCCATACACAGTAGGCACAGTAAGTGGATCGGTAACTGGTCAGGCAATATCTATGTGGATTGAGAAGAAATTGCATATTGGAGTAGAATAATGCTATCGCTTAATGACTATCAAATTGCGGCGAATAGAACGATTAATAAGGATGCCGATGAGAAGTGGTTGCTGGTTAATGTTGGACTCGGTTTGACTGGTGAAGCGGGGGAAGTGGCGGATATGCTGAAGAAGCATCTTACCCATAGTCATGTATTAGACAAGACAAAGATCGTGAAAGAGCTAGGGGATGTGTTATGGTATATTGCTGAAGCAGCATATATAATCGGAGTATCGTTAGAGGATATTGCCCAAACTAATATTGATAAGTTGCGTCAGCGATATCCGGATGGGTTTACTTCAGAGCGGTCTATTAATAGGGAGGAGAATAATGTCGGCAGATAAGGATGGGTAGGTGTGGACCTAGACGGAACATTGGCAGTATATGACGGATGGAAGGGAATATATCATATTGGAGAGCCTGTGGAGGCTATTGTAGAGTATGTGCAGAATCTAATCGAATCCGGTATTGAAGTACGGATATTTACCGCGCGTGGATGCGAAGGACTGGCGGCATTGCGTTATGTCGAAGAATGGGCATTGAAGCATGTGGGGTATGCATTAAAAGCTACTAATATTAAGGACTTTGGTATGGTATTCTTAATTGACGATAGAGCGTTTACAGTCGAGAAGAATACGGGGAAATTCTTAACTATGCCGCCTAGCGCAGAAACAGTACATTATCATTATTCTACTAGCAATCCTGATAATCCAGATTATGTGGAGGTAAAGTGAGTAGCGTTGACCCGTGGGCAGGACCATTGATACAAGACGAAAAGAAAGATACTAGACTATTTGAGACAGGAGCGACTAGAGACGTAGATAGTAGTAAGTTAGACTACGAAGGATTTATTAGTCCAGCCGTATTGCGCCGCTATGCGGAATATATGCATGAATGCAGATTACGAAATATTCCGCCAGGTGAGACAATACGAGCGAGTGATAATTGGCAAAAAGGAATCCCGCGTGAGGCATATATGAAGTCTCTTATTCGCCATACGATAGAAGTATGGGAGCAATGGGATGGGGAAACTAGCGGAGGCGACAAGGTAAGTCAGACTACATTATGCGCTATTTTATTTAATGTGCAAGGATTGCTTTTTGAGATGCTAAAGGAAGATGAGCGAAATAGCTAGTACCTGTACGCATCAAGATTGCACTAAGCCAATATTCAACAAACGCCTTGGCTTATGCCAGGCGCACTATGTCAAGATTCGTCGGGCACAAGCAAAAGAAGGAAAATCGACAAAGATATCTGGTGGCCGACATATAGCAAAAGCTGAAAAGATATCGCCATTACAGTTTGTTATACCGCCAGAAATATCTGAAGGCATGACTAAGGCGAGAACGACTGAAGATTGGCAGACATTAGGTCAAGCAATCGCGCCGATTATGACATCTATATTAGCAGGGAATGTCATTGCTAGTGCTGCTCAGGTATCGTTGATTAAGGATATCATGAATCGAGCCTATGGTAAGCCGGTTGCTACGCAGACGGAGAAACAAGTTAGCAATGGAGTAATATTACTTCCATCCCTAGACACCGATGTCAATTCATTAATCTGTCCACAATGTGCGTTTAATGCCTTAGACTATATCCAACATGACTCTACGAGAGAACTCGGAGTCAAAGTATTGCGTGAATTACTAGAACGGTTAATTGCCGACAACAAACCAAAGATTATCGTGGCTGGCTAACCCAGGCCCACAAATAGCATTTTTAAAATCACAAGCAAGAGAAGTGTTATATGGCGGCGCAGCGGGTGGAGGAAAATCCGATGCGCTTATGGCGTTGCCATTATATCGCGTGGAAAATGGTAAGCATAGATGTCTTATGCTACGGCGTACAAGGCCGCAGCTACAGGAAGTTATTGATCGTACTATTCAATTATATCCTGAGATTGTGCCTGGAGCGCAATGGAAGGAAGCAGAGTCGAGGTGGAAGTTTCCGTCTGGAGCAATAATCCAGATGGGCTATGCTGAACATGAAAAAGACATTCTTAATTTCAAGACCTTTGAATACGACCTGATTTGCTTCGACGAGCTAACGTCATTCACGGAATGGCAGTATCTATTCATGTTTTTACGTAACCGTACCAAGAGCGCATTACTTCCACCATTAATGCGAAGCGCAACGAATCCTGGTGATATTGGACATGAGTGGGTGTTTAGACGATTTATCAAAGATAGAGTACCATATCATGCGTATCAGGAATTTGTTGAAGTAGATAAGAAGCAAATATTCGTACCGAGACAATTTATCCCAAGTCGAGTTTGGGATAATCCGGCCATGCCGAATCGGGATCAATATATCGCTGGTATTATGCAATTATCCGCTGAGGATCAAGCGGCATATCTATATGGAGAATGGGATAGATTAGCTGGGGCAATGTTTAAGCCCTTGGCTATTGCGCCTATGAATGATCTAGTGCAGAAGGATTATTATATCGTTAGGTCGATTGATTTTGGCATCGCTGATCCGACATGCGTGTTATGGCTAGCGCATTATCCGAAGTCTGGAATGACGGACGTGATAAGTGAGTTATATCTAAAGGAAGCCACGTTGGATAGCGTAGCTACGGCGATTAAGAAACGTGAGATAGACATGGCATTACGCCCGCCAGTATATAGCGTTGGTTCGCCAGAGATGTTTGCGAAGCAAGCTACGTCTGGACAGTCAATTGCGACTATGCTAGGCGCGCAAGGAGTCTATGTCGAGAAGGGTAATACGGATTTGGTAGCTGGTTGGTCGCATATACGTAATCTACAGCAACGTAATGCATTAAGGATATGGCCTGGGCCGTTATCGACTGTATGGGGAGCGTATCATTTAGGTAGAACGCTACCGATCCTACAGCGGGATACAGGGATGAATAAGGACCCTAATCGACTTAGGCCCAGGCAAGAGGACCATGCGGCGGATGCCCTTAGATACGGATTAATGGTCATATTTGAGCGGCCCGAGGCGGTAATCCTAGCCGAGCCAGTAGCAGACGATCCGAATCGGGACAATGTATTCGATAAGATGGTTAAGGATATCCAGAAAGGAAACAAGGCATTTAGCTACCCTGAATTGGGTACATGGGAGGCATAGTGGAAGAATTAGCAATAGGGCTATTGACTTTAGCTGGGCTAGGGACTATATTTCTAGCTGCGTTTATTGTATTATGGAAGCACCCACCTGAGCTTAGGGTGGCCATAGAGATACCAGAGGA